ATTTGGTTCGACCTTTGCCGAACACTTCCGTCTTGATCGTTGTCTCAAATGGGAAGCCATCCGGCACTTCTTTAATCTGGGCGAGGATATTTTTCATTTCCTCACTGTTGGTAAAGAATTTCCTGGCTTCGCCGTTCATCTCGATCGATACGATGCAGCGGTCTTCACCCTGCTCCGTCTTGATGCCCGTCTCAAAGTCCTTCACGATGATAGGAATGTTTACCAACTCGCGGATACTTACTACTGTACCCGCGAAGCGCTTTTTGCCGTCTTCTGGCTTGTAAGCCACATTTAAGTCCTTAAAACTTTTCATTGTTTTGCCTGTTAATTTATTAAACAAATTGTTACAGTCGGCGTGCTTTGTCATCCCATAAAAGGATGCTGTCAGCTCTCGCCTTCTTTTTCTCGATTTTACCTCGCGCATCTTTCTTGCGAACTTCTGCTTGATGCGTTTCCTTAAACGCACATTGTTTGGCCGTATAACATAGCCCAGAAAGTCTATTCCCTCAGCAGTCGGGAACACCCTCTCATTGGGCTTTACCACCAAATCAATTTTCTGCAGCTGTTCATGTATGATGTCACGAATCATCCATAGTTCCGCTTTCGTTTTACCGAGTTCCACGCCGTCATCACAATATCTGTAAAAATAACGTACGCCGTACTTGTCCTTCAGATAATGGTCTAAGAAAACAGACAATAACAGATTCCCCGACCCTTGCGAGCTGCGCAGCCCGAAACTGATGCCCTCAGGCAGAAGGTGCAGAAAGTGCTCCAGCAGTCCTAACAGCACCTCGTCCTTGAACACCCTGCGGTAACACCACATTACAAAATCCGGCTTCACGTTGTCATAGAACCGCCTCACGTCAAACTTATAGCAGTATGTCGTTCCCTCTGGGTCTGCATTCAGATCTCGCTGTATGCACTTCATCAAGTCGTGCGTGCCACGTCCCTTGATGCTCGCCCCCGTAGTTCGTATGAAACGCTTGTGCAGATGTGCGTCCACCACATTCATCACAGCATACACCGCTATGCGGTCTTTCATCGACAATATCTGCAGATGCCGTTCTTTACCATATTCACAGATGATGCGCTCATGATAGCCACCGAGCTTGAACGTACCGTTCTTCAGCTTTACCGTCAGTTCCGCTATCACCTCGTCACGGTGCTCCAGCAGATAGCGACCTTGCCTGCACGTCTTCCGCTTCTTGCCCCGCAACACAGCGTCAAACGCCTCCGACATGTTGCCGTAGTCCGTCACCTCCTCCATGATGTAGCCTTCTCTGCGCATAGGGTCCTCTGTTTCTCGTTTACGGAAGATATGGGCCTTCCTTTCCCCGGGCCAAACTTCTTCGAACCGTTACCGGCCTACCAAACTCTATTGCCCGACACTTGATGTTTCAGCTTTCCGTCCTTTCATGAGACGCTGTTGCTGCGGCTCGTTTCCCTCGGCACCACATCGAGGAGCGCGTCCTCATCGTTGTACGCCGATATATTTTGATTTCCAGACGCGAGCCGACATTCGAATTCGCATTCGAAGCATCGTTATTCGCATTCGCATTCGACACACCGCCATTCGCATTCGCATTGTTGTACCCGCGATAGACCACACGGCCCATTAGGAAACTCTACCAAGATGCAAAGTTACTCATATTCCCGCCAACTCAAGCGATTATACTCAAAATCAGTTGCAAAGCGACAATATTTCAACGAAAACAGCAGCACCACCAGGTTCCCTCGAAATTCCTAAAATTTTTCGACCGGCTTACGCCGGTGATGCCACGTCTTTCGTTTTGTCGCTTCGCTCCCGCTTTGCGCGCTTCGCGTTACGCAACCTCGACTATCGCCTTATACGCAGCCACGCTTTGCGCCCTCACGATTTTGCCGCGGAAGGCCAGACGCGAGCCGACATACGAATACGCATACGAAGCATCGTAAACCGCAGACGCACTCGACACACCGCCACTCGCATCCGCATAGCCGTACCCGCGAAAGACCACACGGCCCGATGCCGAGCTGAACCAATATTTGTCAGAATAGTAAGTGCTGCTCGATCCGCTCACGGCACCAACTGGCACAACGGCCATCCATTTGCCATGAGCCACTGCCGTTATCCAAGAGTCACCATTTGTCGAACCCTTCACCATCATAATCGTACCGTCCGGCATCCAGATGCGCCACTTGCCCACATTGCCACTCGTGTTCGGTATGTCCACCCTGTCCATCATGTCATACTTGTGTCCGTAGATGTCCTCATAGCCCAGGCAGCAGATATTGTTTACCTGCGTCACTTTCGCCGCACCATACTCGTCTTTCTCCACATACCAGGCATACTGATGCACAAGATTGTCCACAAGACTGTTCGTCACATTTGGATTAATCCCCTTCGCCTCTTCGTAGCCCACAGTGTCCTGCATGCCCCTCGATGCCGTACCGCCAGTCGTGCGTGTATTCGAGTGCGAACCTGCGCCACACTGCTCCTGCATGTTCTTTCGCCCATACTTTGCATAGCTCAGATTTGCGATGCGCCAGTGCATCAGCGGGTCTATCTGCTGCATACCTCTCTGCACGCTATAGTAGTGGAAGTCCGTCCATGGCATATTTGCAGTCGTAGAACCACCCGTTATGCAGGAACGCAGTTTTGTGCCAACCACCGAGCTGCCCACCACACCACAAAGGTGCTCGTCGTTGGGCACCCAGTCAGGCTCCATGTCTTCAATCTTCTCGCTGTTGCTCAACACCACCTTGTCAAACTCAGCGGTGTTTAGTATAGAGAAGTAAAGTGCCACGGCTCCTTCCGGCACATCGCTTATCAAATACATGCCAGCCTCAAACTTGTTGCTCAGCGTAGATACGACTATGGACTGCAGCACTGCGCCTGTCTTGTCAACGAATACGCTGCCCACAAGATTCGTGCCTGGCACACTCGGGAAGCGTACACGCTTGTAGCCCTCCACACTCACCATACACACAGAGTACGAGCTGTCATTACTGAAAGCATTGTTTATCGTGTCCCTGCCGCTCATCACCTTTTTGCCGTTTGTATAGCCACCCTGCGTTCTCTTGATGTCCTCCAGCGTCAGCACTGTCGCCTCCGGGACTCTTGGCATGTGGGCTCTGTCTCTGAAACTGTAGCAGTCATAGTTCCTACCGTTCAGATAGTCATTCACCCCCTTGCTCCAGTAGAACGGCTCCAGCATCATCCAGTCGCCCTCCGAGCCGTCAAGCTTCGCGGGGCTCCCGTCCGCATACTTGTTGCTGTCAGCATCGTCAAGCGGGTAGCATGTCATTTCGCCGTCCAAGTTATTCATCACCGTATCAACACCGGCGATGGTCACGTTCCGGGTAGTTGCTTTCTTCGTCACCTTCGCCAATACTCTGTGGCGGTTCTTCAATATCGCCGCCACATGGCCGCTCGGTTTGTAGTCGTTGCCGTACTTGTAGCCCGTCTCGTTGTCCAGGTTGCTGATACACGCATCGTCGGCAACGGTTTCCGCTCTCTCCAGCATCGTGTATTCCGGCTGCTCGATGTTCAGTTCCGGGAAGTGCTGCTGCAGTGCTTCATACTCCTCATCGGCCTTGTATCTCGTCAGCCGGTATGTGCCCACCAGTCGGCAGCTCTCCACATTTCCGCCATTCTCGTCCACACCGCCCGTCTGCATCAGTGAGGCCAGCAGGCTGCCGTCGCCTTCCATGTCGATGCCGGTCACACGCAGGTACTTCACGTTTCCGCACCTTGCGTGCAGCGTCTGCCAGTCCACACCAGGGCAATTGTCAACCACAAGCCTGTTGATGTTGCTTGTGCCCTCAAGCGTCAGACCGCTGGTCGTCAGTTTGCCCAGATAGCGCAGTTCCAGTGTCTGCAACGTTGCCGGGAGCGTTACGCTCGTCAGCGGAGCACCCTGTGCGAAGTTCACGCCGGTCAGGGCTGTCTTGCCTGCCTTCAGTGTCTCCAGCTTCGTGTTGTTGCTCAAGTCTATGCCAGTGAAGCTGCCTGACTTCAAGCCGGTCATATTCAGAGTACGCAAATTTCGGCAGCCGTTCACCAGCAATGCGTTCAGCGTTGTCTGTGTCTGGCCGCAGCTCACGTCAAGCGTCCTCAGGGCGGAACAGTTGTTCAAGTTCAGAGTCTGGAGTATGGCATGGCTCACGTCCGTCAAGTCAAGTCCCATGATGCGGCTCGCACCGTAGATGTATTGCGGGTCATTCACGATGAGGTCCGTGTCAAGCGTCAGTTCCACCTGACTTCCCGTGTCCTCCGCAAGCACTGCGCTTTCGTGCGGAGTACCGCTCGTGTAGCCATACCCGAAGAAATACCGCTCGCTCGCCGTGATTCTTATCTTCCGGTTGTCACTCCCGAACTTATAGCCGAAGTAGGCTGCGAAACTGTCCTTTCTGTATGTTCCGCACACATACTGGCTGTCCAGCAATGCAAAGCGGTTCTGGATGGTATAGGTGCGGTGGGCATATCGGCTGCCCTGGAGTGCATAGAGATAGTCATAGTAACTCGTAGTGCCGTCAGCCGTCGTCACACCCTCCGTCAGCGGTTTGATGTACTTGTAGATGCCGTCCTTGTTGTAGATGCGCTCACACCAGTTGCCCATCATCTCCTCATTGAACACCTTCAGCACATACTCCAGCGACATCGTGCTTCGCAGCTTGTCTGCCACCTCCCTCAGTTTGTCCGGACAGCCTCTCACAAGTTCCCACAGCACGGAGTCGTGTCCTGCAAACGCATACGAGCCGATGCTCTCGTCCATCGTCTCCCACGTTATCGTGTAGTCGTATTTCAGAACCGAGTCGTTGCGCTCACCGAACACCGTGTCCATGTCGTATGGGATGAAATACCATATCTTGCCGTCCCACGTCACGAGCATCATGTTCTTCGCGCGGTTGTCCACAGCCATGAAGTAGTCCGTTATCAGATACCATGCAAATGGCGAGTCGTTGCCGAAGTATTCCGCATATTCGTTCAGGAATTTCGTCGGGTTGCCCTTGCACGAGTATATCCACTCCCAAAGGCGCTTCACTGCCGCCTTGTCCTCCTCATGCGCCGTCGCCCATGTGTCGTCGGCCTTGAAGCGGAACTCCAGAGCGTCGTCAAACGTGTCCATGTTGCTCGTACCAAACAGACATAATGTCTCCGAGTTGTTCAGGAACTCCAGGCAGATACACTTGTTGCGCCCGCCCTTCAGTGCAGCCTCGTCATTGAAGCCCTCGATACCCTCAAAGCCGTAGATGATGCCGCTGCCGCTCTTCTCGTTGTTGAAGTTGTACTTGCCAAGATACACGTTCTCACCCGTGCCGTTGTTGTCGTAGAACAAATCTATCGGGAAACCGTCCACGCCGATTCTCACGTCATAGTTGCCCTTGTAGGCCATTTGTGGCGGAGTCAGCCAGCCGCATCTCTTCCAGATGTCGTTCACCACTCTCACCGCACCCGTATTGTGCGTAGATGAAGAGTCCGAGAAGTCCGCCTTCAGGCAGAATATGTCTATCGGTCTTGCACCTGGTTTGAACGAATATTTGAAGTCCGCTACCTCCACACCGTTCACATACAGCTTCGTGCCGTACTTCGTAGAGCGGCTGAAGTAGATGCGGTAGTTCTTTCTCGGGTAGGTCGTCGATGAGGTGCCTTGTATTCTCAGTCCGCACTGGTAGATGATGAAGTCATACTCCTTACCGTAGGCTGAGTAGAAGTAGATGTCCACCGGCACCTCGAACTTCTTGTTGTTCGTCTGGTTCACCAGGTTCACGTCGCCCACGATCCTCATCACGCTCTTGCCCATTGCCCTCAGCTTGTCGATGTCAACGTCTGTGCCCTCGTCGTCCATCACCTGGTTCTTCTCGAACAGCACCACCATCTCGTCGCTTGTCGGGCGGTCCACCATATAGTTAGCCAGTTCCTCATCATCGCCCAACGCACGGCTGTAAACACGCATGTTACGCACCTCCACGTCCGCGCTCTCGCTCGTGATCCTGATGTTCGTCGGTTCTGCCTGGAACAGCGAATCCGTCGAGGCATACTGCTTCGCACCGCATAGGATGCCGTTCACATACAGCGTCATCAGTCGGTTAGCCTTCTTCTCCTGCACCACGAAGGCTATCTTCAGTGTCATACCGCTTGCGAACTTAGTGCCTACTTCCGAACCTGCGCCCGTCCGCATCAGAGCCTCCTGCGTCGTCAGTCTGAAGCCCACGCCGCCGGTCATGCAGTCCACCACCGTACCCCTGCGGTCGGTCACGTTCGTGCATGTCAGCTCCATCTCGTAGGTTGCGCCCGTGGTGGTCGCGTCGTTGCCGAATGGCTTGTACCCGATCTCAACATTCGCGCCGTTCGTCAGCTTCAAGGCATCTCCCGTCCAGCCGTTGCTCTGCCAGTCAAAACCTTCAAACGCCGTTTGAACGTCGTTATAACGCCATTCAGCAGGCTCGCTCTCGGCATTGCTTCTGCCGGCTGCCGTCAGTTTCAGTACGAGTCCGGCGGTCGCCTCGCTCAGGTCAATGCCACTCTCCGTCACCTTCACGTTCAGCGTGTATTCCGTAGTGCCGCACTTCAGCACCATGGCCACGTCGCCCTGCTCCAGGAAACGGTTTGTATATACCTGCGTCGTCCTCGGAACGCTCACCGTCTGCGTCCGTATGCCGTCTCTCCACACACCTACGGTCGCCGGGGTCGTTGTCGGGTCATACGCCACAAAGTCAAATCTCACCTGCTCATACTGACCGGTTTCAATAGTCGGGGTCAGATGGTCGTCCGCAAAAATGCGTCCGTCACCGAAGGTCAGCTTCGTGCCGATATACGGGGCGTTCTGTCCGGCCTTCAGAATGTCAAAGTAGATGCTCTCACTCTTCAGCGTCAGCTCAGCGCTCGCCTCCATCTCGGCGACGATCTGCACCGTGTGCCGGCCGATGCTCACTCCCGACATCGACAAGGAGAAACTGCCGTTCGTCGTGCCGCTTCTTTTCACTGTCTGCGAGTCCCACTGGTGTCCGTCCAGATACAGCGTCACGGTTTTGTCGCCGCTTCCGCTCACCGCAAAGGGGATGCTCACCGCCTCGCTCACACCGTAGCCGCCCTTGGCGACACACTCGGCTATGTTGAAGCTGCTGCTCAGCGCAAGGGTCACAGCCTTCACGCTCACATAGCTCTGCCTCGTCTGTGTCTTGCCGGTGGTCGGGTCGGTTGTGGTAGCCCTCACATAGATGTCTGTCGTGCCGAGCAGCAGGTATTTCGTCAGATCCAGGGTATAGGTTCCCTTGCTCACATCATGCTGCGTGTCTGCATACATCACGGTCGCGCCTCTCTTCATCTCAATGCTGACTGTTGCCTTCTGGCCCGTGGATGTGCCCTTCTCGTCACCGCTGCTGTACTGGTGGTCAAACGTCCATGTCAGCATCGCGCTGTCGCCTTCCTTTATGATGGTCTTGCTGACGGCTGCATCCAGCACGATTCTCGTGGTCGAAGCGTCACCGCCTCCACCGCCGCTTCCTGCCGGAATGTCCGCAGCCGCTATCTCTGCACCGCTCTTGTTGGTCAGTGCCAGGCGCACGCTGCTGCCGTCGTCACTCAGTTCGGCGTTCATGCCCAAGACGGTGCTCGCCTCTATCTCCATCAGCTTCGCCGCCACCGCCGCGTTCTGCACCGGGTTCGTCGAACTTGCGTTCAGACTCTCGTCCACCTCAGTCTCGCTGATGGTGATGCCAACGTTGCCGTCCTCGCCCGGTTCCAGTTTCTTGCCGTTCAGCGTCACGCTCTTCACCGTGCCGTCGCCGCCAAAGTCCTCCCAGCTTGCCGCCTGTTCCCAGCTCTCGATGTTCGTGCCCTTGAACTGCTTCGTCTCCCATTTGCCCTGTGCCGTCTCGTAGGTGATGCAGCGTCCCTTCGCACGTGCCTTTCCTTCCACGGCTGCTATGGCGGTCGCAAGCGTATAGTATCCGCTCTCCAGCGGAACCTGCTCCGTCACGTTATAGGTGTTGCCACCGCCGCTTCCGCTTATCTCCACCAGGTTCTCTTCCTCGTCGCTCCACACATACACCACGCCGCCGCACACATACGCCTTGTCCTTCAGTACTTCCGTGCGCACATCGTTCATGTACATGTCTGCGCCTGGCCAGTTGTTGCAGTATGTGTCACCCTTCTTTCCGCGGAAGGCTTTGTTCACCGTGTCATAGTACACACCGTCTATCTGGGGGCATGATACAAGTCGTATCTCCACGCCTTCCACCAGCCCGTCAAACCGCGCTGTCGCGCCGTTCCTTGCAGCCAGTGCCGTTTCCTTGTACTCCGCTTCCACGCTCTCTGCCTTTGCCACAGCGGCGTTGGTCTTCTGGGCGGCATCCGTGGCCTTGCTTGCCGCATCGTTGGCGGTTTGGGCCGCTGTCTTCGCTGTCGTTGTTGCCGTATCTGCTTTCTTTGCCGATGCGTCAGCCACAGCAGCAGAAGCCTTGGCGACAGCTGCTGCATCCTCCGCAGGTTTCGACAGCAGTTTCAACGGGGCGCTCACCACCGTCTCGCCTCTCATGGCAGGGAGACTCACCACACCGTCCAGCGTGCTCACAGCTTCCAGCTCGTCCACACTCTGGCTGTCAGTCTTTATCTGGTTCACCACATCCTGGACCAGTTCCTTTTTCTCTTCTTCTGTCAGTGCCATAGTCGTATGTCTTTTTTGTTATGATTGTTTATCGAGGTTATATCTGTATTCAAATTCCTCGTCTTTATATTTCCAATAAAGGTTCTGGCAACTATTGCTTACCAGCACCCAGTGCAGAGACGGAATAATAGGTTCTCCAGGCCCCTCTTCACACACGATATTCTGTAGAATCAGTTCTATACAACCCGCATCTATAGTCAGCAAATCCGCCCGAAATACTCTATTCGTTGCAGACTGTGCAAACAATCCGCTCACTATCGGGCTGCCATCTTCAGTACGGATATTTGTCGGAGGATACACTGTTCGGGTCTTAATAAAATGGGAATCCATTATCAACACCCTCGCCCCCTCATATTCTTTCGTTACCGGCAGCACCACTTCGCAACTTGATGCATCCACATACAGATTCGTCTTCAGCTTATACACAGCTGGCTTCAAATAATCTCCAGCCTCCAGTAACTCCGCGTCACTTTTTTCTATCTGTTTGAATACACTATACACATAGCCCTTTATTTTCGCATTGTTCGCCTCGATGCTGCCGTCCTCCGAAATCTTGAAGTTCCCGTTGGCCGTCACCAGTCCCTCCAGCTTGATATTGTCCGCAGTCAGCTTGATGACGGTTTTCTTATTGCCCTCTGCATCCGTTTCCTCTACGCCCACTCCTATCAGAGCCAGTTTGCCGTTTGCATCCTTAATATAGATACCCGTACCTTCAGGTTGTATCATCAGCCCCGTCTCTTGTAGTGCCCGCTCGTCCTTGTCATACACGGCAGCCGATATTTTCACCAGTCGCTCCGACTGCTCAAACAGCGTTTTGTACTTGTACGTCAGCGCCTCTATCTTGTCCGTGCTCAGCACAAGCATATACAGATAGATGTCGCCGTCAAATGCCAGCTTGAAGTCGCCCGTGCCGTTCCACAGTCCGCTGCAGGTGTATTGCACATAGCCGCCGGTAGCAGCGATTTCCTCGCTCACCTCCATACTGTTGAAGTCCGCAAACCCCGTCTTGTCAACATTCTCAAAACCTATCTTCAGCGTGCCTGCCTTTGCGCAGCGATAAAAGAAACTCAGATACACAGGCAAGGCTTCCTTCTTTCCGTCGCTGTTTGTCGGAAAGGTCGGCACAAAGCGTAGATTCTCATGCTTCTGTCGGATATACTTGTTGCGTATCCGCACCACCTTGCGTCCCATGTCTGTCACCACGCTCGCGCCGTCACCCTTCTTCGATAGTGCTGCGCCGTTGGCCCATATCCACCTGTTGCCGACGAGAAAGAACACCGTCTCATTCTCCGAGTTCCACTTCTCCAGTCCCGATGCGAACGTCGGGTTGTTCAGATAGCCCTTCTCGCTTAGGAAATCGTTCCTCACGCTGTCAATCGCGCTCTGCACTTTGCCCTCCGTTATCTCCAGTTTGGTCTTCACGTCCTCGCCGGTCGAAAGCAGGAACGTGCCGCGCAGATACACATTGTCCGCATACAGGCCGTTGCCCTGTGGCTGGTTGTTCCATGGAAATGTGTCATCCTTAATGCCGTCCAGGTTGCCAAGTCTTGCGCGTAGGGCATTGCCAAAGCTCTTCCCGCTCACGCCGTCCATCACGTCCACCCTCGGTTCGCCGTCTTCAGTTGCCGATATAAGCACCAGGTTCTGGCGGTTCTCCACTGCCGTGTTGCCCATCAGCACACACTCGTCACCCGCCTTGGGTTCCACGTCCTCAAACTCCTCCTTCGCCACCACGATGCCGTCCGTCGTCACGTCAGCCACATCCACCCAGTAGCTCCGCAGGTCTGTACCCGTGAACGTCTGGCAGCGTACCAGGTCATGTCGCACGAACATGTTCTCCTGCTCGAAGCTGATGAGGTAGTAGTCGCCTTGTTCCTCCACAGCCTTTATCTTCCCGTTCGCAGCGCTCACGCATATCTGGCCGCCCACGCTCCGCACCTTGTTTATCAGCAGCTCAAACACGTTCATCACCTGACGCACCGTCAGTTTGTCCACAATCAGGTGCGACAATCGGTCCTCATCCATACCCAGTTTCCAGCCCCTGTCCGTCAAGCCCCCGCCGCTATAGTCCCCGCTGCTGAGCAGCTCCTTCACCACAGCCGTCAGCAGCTCCGCGTTGCCCTTGCCGTCAACAAAGCCGTTCTCCTCCTCGCCGAACACCACACCCTGCTCAAAGGTTATCCGCCCCTTCGTGCGGTCATTGTGTTTCCTGCTCAGAAATTCCTGCTGGCTCCGTCTTGCCGAAAACAGATTGTTGTCCGTAGGCAGAGTCGTGTCCCAAGAGCGTATCACGTCCGGCAGTTCCACAGTGTTCGCCTTCACCTCGCTCCGCACGTTCTCTATCTCGTCCGCCATGCGGCTCTGCGTCGTTTGCGACAGCACGTCGCTTATCTCGATGTCAGCCTCCGTCGGGCGCTCCAGTTTCTGGTCCACCACCGTTATGCGGCTCTCACGGTAGCCGCTCGCAAAAAAGCGGTCACTCTCCAGCCGCACCCTTTGCCCCATGCACGGCATAACGCCGCGTTTCTTCAGCGCCACATAGTCCGTCGAGCATTTGTACACGCTTTTGTCCAGGCAGTGCTCGTCCATGTATTTTTCTACCGCCGTCGCATACTCCTCCTCCGCTATCGGGTAATACTCGTCCGGCATCCTCACGTTCCACAGTATATAGGTGTCCTCCGCTTTCGGCTCCAGCACTCCGCCCGGCACCTGCGTGTCGTCATCGTATGGCCATATCGTTATCAGCTCAAACTCCCGCGTCTCGCTGTTATAGTTCACCTCAAAGTAGTGCTCCCCGTCCTCGTCGTTGCCCAGACCGGCCAACTGCCCCGTCTGGAACGTCACGCGCTTCACCAGACCTCCTATCTCATATTCGTTCGGATCGAAGTTCATCTCGCCGTCCGTGAAGTAGTATATGTCGAATGGCTTGCCGTCATCGCCCTTTTTCGTCTCCTTCCTCACCGAGCTCACCTTGCCCGTGCGCCGCGGGTATATCTCCTGGAACGCCGTCTGCTCGAAGTGCTCCACAATGCCCAGCTCCGTGTTCCGTTCCACATACGTCGCACGGCTCGGCAGCAGCAGTCGGCTGCTGCCGTATTTCTCAGCGTCTATGTTGCGGCTGCTGCCTATCGGGAACAGTCGGGTGAAGAACTTCACGTTGTCAGCCGAGTCACGCTCTATGCTCAACAGACCGTTGCCGTAGCCCAGCGTCACCTCGTCGCCCCTCTCGCAGCGACACACGTTCACCGTCATGCCCTCTATCCACCATTCCGTCCCGGCCTCGTCGGCTATCTTCTTCAGAGCGTCGTTCCCGTACAGACCCTCCGAGTAGTCCACCACGATGTTGCCCGTAGCCTCCACCTTGCCCACCTTCCAGTCCGTTATGCCGCCCATCCAGCGGTTCAGGTTCTTCACCACCAGAGCCACATGCTCACGCGCCGTCGCCGTGTAGCTGAATACTGGCGAGTCCTCAGTGTTCAGCATCAGAGCCTGTTTGATAAGGCTCGCCGCACCGTACAGTTTCACCGAGTACGTCCATTTCCTGCGACCCGTCTGCTTCGGAGTGTACGTCTCCACACACCAGAACTTCCGCCCTTCCCACACCGTCCAGTCGTTCAGCTCCAGTGTCACGCACTCCTGGCTGTCCAGCGACACGCTCAGGTAGTCGTCACCGCCCACCTCCTCGTGGTGAGTGCTGCTACTGTCGGGCACCAGCGTTGTCCTCAGCCGGTTCCGTTTGTCATATATCTTCAGCTCCATGTCCTTTGATGTCCTTTTTATCGTTGTTTTATCGTTGTTTGAATACCTTGCAAACGCCGTTTCAGTACAGAGGCTTCGGCTCCCTGAATTTCAGCCGCATCCTGCTGCACACGCCGCCTTCGCCTATCGGGGTCAGTTGCTCCGTCTCCGTTGCCCCCAGATACCGCAGTCTGAACGTGCGGTCTATCTCCGGCAGCCTCACCTCCAGCCATCCGTCCTTGCCCATCCGCAGCATCGTGAAAAACCTGCCGTAGTTCACGAAGTACGCCTGCGCCGACTCGGCCCATAGGCAGAAGTACAGCTCCACGTCACGCGCCTGAAGGTGCAGCTCTATTTCTTCCGGCAGCTCCTCTCCGTCAGTGTCAGGGTTGTCCACCACAGTCAGCTCCTTCGTCGTGCTCGGCTTCAGCAGAGCCTCATAGTTAGTCCATTCTCCCTCCTTCTTCTCCGTCAGGAACACGCCCCATTCCTGGGCTGCGTCCTTGTCGTTTATGTACAGCAGACCTTTCGTTATCTCCATGCTCTTTCCTCCTTTTTCTTACCTTGTTTTAATGCCGTCCCTACGCAGCGTGGTCAGGTCGTCCTTCATGTCACGCATGTCCTTGCGCATCAGTTTCAGCGTCTCGCTGCACTCGCCCGTGTTCGTATCTATACGTTTCAGGTGCCCCAGAGCCGTCTGCATGCTCCCCGCCACATTCTCCACGTTCGTGTCTATGTTCGTCTCGTGCACCAGCATCGCCGTGTACAGACCCTCCAGTTTCGTTATGCTCTCCTGCGAGGCCGTCGTGTATGCACCGCTCTTTCCCGTCTGCGTCGTGCTGTCCCCCTGCCACAAGTCCAGCCCCTTCTCCTTCGCCATCTGACGATACTTCTCCAGCAGCGCGTTGAAGGTTCCCTGCTGGCTCAGAGCATTGTCCGTCATGTCGTCCAGAATCCGCACATAGTTGCCAAACTTCTCCTCGTCCGTCAGGTCCTCGCGCTTCATCACGTCCAGCATCTCCTCCTGAGCCTTCTCCAGCAGTGGGGCTATCGTCACCGTGTATATCATCTGCTCCGCCAGCTTCTCCAGCATACCCGTCAGCGAGTCCGCAAAAGCCTTCCCCGCATCAGTACCGTTCTTGAAGGCATCCACCAGCGCGTCCGTAAGCGTCTGCCCAAGGTCGCCGAACACACCCTCAAAGTAGTCCTTCACAGACTCCCAAGCCTCCTCAGCCTGGTCATATAGGTCTATGATATACTGCAGGGCCTCCTTGTCATTCTTCGCAAACTCACGGCTGTTCATGATGCTCTCAGCCAGCTCGCGGTTAAAGTTCCCCGCACTGTCTATCAGCTCCGGATAAACATCCAGAATGCTGCTGTACGTATCCTTGCCCTTGCCCCAGCCGAATAGCCCCGTCTTCTTATGGCCCGTCTTTATCTCAATGTCAGCCAGTCCGGAGTAGGCGTCCTTCAGCTCCGAGTAGCCCTTGTTCACCATCTTGTTCCAGAAGGCACTGCCAGTATCAAGGTATCCGAACTTCTGCTGCTGCTCAGCCGTGCCCGCAATCTCCGCCTTCAGACCAGCGTAGGCATCCTTCATCACCCTCACAGCGTTCGCAGCCTTCCCGTAAGTGTCCGTGCCGAATATCGTCTGAGCCTTCTCCAGCTCCAGGTTCTGCTCCATCAGCAGCAGGTTATACTCACGCTGCTGAGCCGTCACCTCCTCCATGATCTTCTCCAAAGCAGCCTTATGACGCGCACTCGCCTGAAAAGCCTTCGTCACCCAGCCGATAGCCTCGCCCGCAGCAGCAGCTATGCCGCCAACGACGCCGCCCTCAGCAAAGCCACGGCCTATGTTGCTCACACTCGTCATCACACCCTGCACAGCATCCATCGCCTCAGCCATGCCATCGTTACCCGCCGCCTCAAACATCTCGCTCAGCCTGCCGGCCAAATCGCCCACCATCTCAGCAGAAGCCGCAGCAGACTCACCAAGGCGCTTCAGCTTAGCCTCAAGGCTCTTCTCCTCACCATCCTCGCCGCGCTTGAACAGCTCCCCAACCGCATCAGCCAGAGCCCTGAACGGATTCTTACCGAGCACCTCCTTCTTCAGCTTCTCATACTGCTCCGTCAGAGCCTTCAGCTTCTCAGGGCTCTTCTCCAGAGCCTTCAGCTCAGCCGGCGAAAAACCCAGTCCCGCCACCTTCCCGGCCCCCTCCCCCAGCCCTTCCAGCTCACCCGAAAAAACCCCCAGTCCCGCCATATCCTTCTGCGTGATCCTCCGCTCCGTCCTTCCGTTCCCGTCCTTTATCACAGCCGTGCCCTCAGCGTCCTTCGTCCCACGCAGATAGTCCATCAGCAACTTTATACGGTCTATTATCTTCTGAACCTCAGCCACACTCTTCTCCGAAGTGTCAGCAAACAAGTCCACAAGCACCTTGTTCTCCTTGCCAAGCTCCGTCAGCTGAGCCTCGTCCACAGACTTCAGCGCAGCACGCTCCTGCTTCGACAGCTCTGCCAACGCACGCTCCTTCACATCCTCCCCTATAGGACGCCCCTCTGCGTCCACAGCCTTCTCTATCTGAGCACGATCCTTAGCAAACTTCTCGCTGATGCTCTTGCGCTGCTCCTCGTAGTCTTGGTACTTGGCGAGCAGCTTTTCGTATATCTTCGCTTGCTCCTTCACGTCGGCCTCTCCGCTCACCTTGTCCAGATAGCGGCGGCTCTTGTTTATCTGCACCTGAACATTGTTGCGCTCATCATCCACACCGATGATAGCGCCAAGCCAGTTCCTGCGCTCCTGCCAGCGTTTCAAGTCTTTCAGCAGCTCGTCCACTCGCTTTCCTTCAATGTTCTCAGCGAGCTGTCCGTCGTTATCACGCATATAGCGGTTCATCACTGAGCGGTCGCTGCTCAGCTTCCCGTCCTTCAGAATATCGTCGTTCCAGTTACGTAGCGCAAACTCAAGCATAGCCACCATGTCCTTCACGCTCTCATAGCTCTCTGTCATCGTTTTCAGAGTCTGAATAGGGTCGATGCCATCGGCAAAGTCGTTCTCCTGCAGCCATCGGCGGTAGAAGTTCCAGTCGCTAGTGCCGAAGTATTGGCTCATCGTTTCTGTTGCAACAAGCTTTTCCGCCAGGTCATCAAGCGCACAGCTCATGGTTTCCAGCTCGTCTATAGGCCTCGAAAGGTCCAGTTTCGTCAGCGTGTCCATCATCTGGCTATAGTCCAGCTCGTTCAGGCTTTCAGTAGTGCGGTCTGTAGCAAGCCTTAGGGTTTCAAAGGCTTTCACGATGCGCACCTTCGCTGCATCTATCTTGGTGCTCTGTTTTGATAGGCGCTCTGCATAATCGTCTATCTTTTTAAGGTCTTCTATCTTCACGCTCCCTCTCATAGCTTCACATATTTTGGGTTCGTTCTCGTCAGCTCTATGGCTGCTCGGTAGCAGTAAAGAGCGTTAGCATAGGTTTTCAGTTCCTTCCAGCGGCTGTAGCCATAACGCTTCACAAGAAGGCGCTTGCCGCTCGTTTTCAAAAGGGTCATGCCGTTCTTGCGGCAGTT